CACCAACAGCAGGTGCATCATTATCAACAGCTATTGAATTTACAACAGTGTTATATAATCCCCTCTCAACACTATTAAATTTTTGAATATCATTTTCAAATTCTACATTGTTAATTGTAATCAATGTATTTTTTGCTACATTTGATTGTACACCACCACCAACTAAATATCTTACTGTAATAGTTGTGTTTGATGGTGATGTTCCATATGTTTTTGTTTTTAAAAAGTTTGTAGGGTCAAATGATTCTTCCAATCTACTTATTGAGTTTGGCAATCCAAGTCCTACATTTTTTAAATTTGGTATAAGAACTTCATCAGATGCAGATGGGTCTCCTGCTCCAAATTGAATAGTTGTTGTACTATCTGAATTTATTTTTTTAACAAATCTTTTTGGTGTTTTAATTGTCTTTAAAATATATGGGACTGTTGTTTTAAATTGATATAAATCTGGGTCTTTTGCTTCATTATTAGGTTGTTCTATAAAAACCATTTCTTGACCTAAATAGGGAACTTCATACCATTTGTTTCCATTGGAATCTCTAACATCTAAAATATCAATTATATTTGTTTCTGATAAATTTATAGTTTGAAAAGGTTGATAAGTTCCAAATGTAAAAGTGTTTTCAACTATATTTGCAGATATAGCTTGTACATATTTTTTAACCAAATATAATGTAGGTTCTCCAGTGTTAGCATCTGTTTGATATACTAATATTTCTCTATTTTCTTCTTCTGCAAAATCTGTTATCTCTGTTGTTCTAAAATATATTTCATCTTCGGTTCTTACTTCAAACCCATCTTTAATTTTTAAAAAGAATCTATCATCGGGTTTATTATTTACACCACTACCTATTGCCGGTATAAGTTGATATACCGAAAGAGTTACTATTGCTGGTCCTGTTACTTTTGGTTTGTAACCTAAATATTGTGCCAAAGCTAAAACATTTTTAGTATCTTCGGCATAAATCATCATTGATTCTTTTAAAGAATCATCAACATAGTACGATAAAACATCTCCTATATACGATGCCATTTCAATAAACATCATACCAGGAGAAGCTTCATTAAAATCAGAATAGGTTTTTGGAAAATAAATTTTTGCAAATTCTATTAAACTGTTTCTAAAGCTTTCAAAATCTTTATTAAGATATTTTATATCTCTACCTTTATTTTTAAAAATCTTATTAGTTGTTTGGATAGCCATTTTAAATATTTTTATATAGTAAAGGTTACAGTTTCTAATTCAGCATTATCAACAATTGAAAAACTAAGAGATATATCTATTGTATTTCTATCTCTCAATTCATCACTTATATTAACAATTAAATCTTCTATTACAACATAAGGAAGCCATAAAGAAATTGTTGTTTCAATTTCTCTTTGAATTCTTATTTGAGTATCCTCATCTATTGATTCAAATAAAATTGATTCCAATCCTATACCAAACTCAGGTTGCATTATTCTTTCACCTCTTTTTGTTTTTAATAAATTTATAATATTAGAACGAACCTGCTCTCTAGTTGTAAAAGATTGATTAAAAGCTACATTTGTAATTTGTATAGGTAAAGTTATTCCTATCGCATAATCATTATACGTTTCTGTATCTTTTACTAACTTTTGACCTAAAATTATAGCCATTATTTCTTAAATCTTTTAACAAGCTCTGAATAATCTCTATTAAAAGCTTTATCTAATTCTGCAACACCAGTTTGAACTCCCAATCCAGTCTTTTGAGCTCCACTAGCTAAATCACCATAACCCATTTTTTCAGCCATAGCAGTTCTACCTACAATAGAACCCATATCACCTTGTCCAAAACTCATTGTTCTAAAACCACCATCGTTTGATACTGCGGCTCTAGTTTCGTTAAGGATTTGATTAATCATTGGGTTTTTAGTATAAGTTTTTGTTTCAGCCACTTTAGGTTCATCATCACCTAAAATAGCCTTTGCCATACTCAATCCAGTATTTTTTGGTTGTTTTTGTTCAGCCAATACTTTCTTCATTTCAGACCTTACCGCTTCTTTAATAAGAGTAGGAAGTTGTTGTTTAAGTTCCTCTTTAACTAAGATTTGAATGGCTTGTAATAATTTGTCAGTATTCATAATTTCTTATTTGTTATGTTTATAAATATTTAGATTGATAATTTTGTGGATTTATAACTTATGACCATATAATCTGAAAAATTCTGCCGGCATTGCTGAGTGTGCAATTTCTTTTTTTAATGCAGAACCTACCATTTTTACAGCAGCTTCAACCTGTCTATCACCAACACCAGCATACTTACCACCCCAGTTATTGTTGTTATATAACATTACAACATTACCCCATACTTTTGCTTTAGCTACATGCTCTGCTGTTGTAGATGGGTCTATGAGACCTGTAAATGGTACAGTACCCGCATGTCTCCAAGCCTGCTGACCTCCGGCTGAGAAACCAGAAACAGAACCTATTTTTATACCTTTATATTTGTTTTGTATAGTTTCTAATGGTACAGTATAAGGTGCTATAACAATCTTTTTTGAGTTTTTTAATGTTTGTGGAATTTGGGTAGCCATCCAATTCGGAGTTGCGTAATCAATACCACCCCAAACAATCATAGCTGGTAAATCTTTATCTATATTATATGTTATAAACACATTATCACCTGGCACATCATCATTACCCGTATATGTAACATAATGTCCCCAATATTCCCAATGCCACATTTCATCAACACCACCACCATCAGCTAATCTATATGGATTATACCAACCATATTTAGGCCCATTATTAGATAACCATCTGTAAAGAGAAGATTTTTCTCTACCAGCTTTGTTAATTGCAGGATTTCCACTACCATTAACTTGAGCATATAGTTCTGAAAAATCCAAAGCCATTCCCCAACCATGCGGTGATGAACCTGCTTTTGCAACTGTAGAACCACTTCCTAAACTTTTTTGGTGTTCAAAATCTCTATAAGCAGAAGTTACAGTCCAACTTATTTTTTCTTTAATGGCCTGGTCTTTCATTTTAAAATATTGACTTGCTGCTTCTGGATGTAATAAATACCAACCTCCCGTACCATTGTATTTGTACTTATCTCTAGACCCCTTTGCCACACCAACCATTGCTTCATGTGGAATAAATGCATTTTTATATTTTTCTCTGAAATCAGGAGCACCCGGCATTGCTTGTGCACCAACCTTACCATATATTTTTGGAGGAGGTCCTAAATTACCTGCTCCAATATTTCCATCAGAATGTTGATTTGTTTGTACAACAATAAATTTTTTTGGTTTAAATTTTGGTTTTGGAAAATCACCAGGATCTTCAGCCATTACACTCAAATTTTCTTCTCTTGGAAATTCAAAATTTGTTTGTGGTGTAAAATCAGATTGCTCATTCTCTGGCATCAAAGTTTCATCTGGCATATGAACCATATCATTTCTTTCAGCATGTTCATCTGCTTCTTTTTTCTCAACAATAGGTGGGTCATCTCCTTCCGGTGTATCTTGGTCTTCTGCTGTTCCCAATTGTTCACTTCTTCTTGCACCTGCTACGTTATAACCTTGCCATTGAACTGCACCAGGAGCGGGCGGTGGACCAGGTGGGTATATAGCAGTAACATTTACAATTCCACTAATTGTTGTTAAATGAGATTGTGCATAAGTTATAAAATCATCAACTATTATACCAGTATTTTTAGTAGGGTCTATTATTGACATTATAAATTATTTTGTTGGTGGTTCTGTGGGTACTGCTGATGTTGATCCTGGTGGTATAACATATCCCGCTACTCTTTTTAAATTTGGTTGCTTTATAGCAACAGTACATCCATTTCTATTAAATCCAGCTCCAGTTGTATTTCCTTCAATTGTTGTTACAACACCATTTATTACTGATTTTACTATACCAATGTGACAATAAAGATGGTCACCACCTTTATATATAATTGCAGCTCCCACCACCGGTGTTGCTGACCAAAGTCCGTTTTTTTGTGCCCAAGAAACCCAAGCAGGTACCCATGGTATTCTAAAATCCAAACCCGTAATTCCTGCCTCTTTCCACCAGGTACCAACCGCAGATGCACACCAAAAATACCCATCACCAGTATCTTGTAATTGTTTAAGATTATTTAATCCATTTAATTGATGCATATAATCTATTCTTCCAAAAGCTCCAACTTGTAATTGACCATTTGGGTTTTTTGCACCACCAGAGTTTATAAATTTACCAGCTGAATTTTTACCTTCTAAAATTCCTAAATCAGCAGTTGCTGCTTGTACAATTCTATCCCCTATTGGTCCACTAGCATATAATGTATTTGTTTGTGTATATTGCGTTGGTGTAAGTGTAAGAATTTTTTTTGCTACAAATCTTGGTTTTGGTGGTGGTTCATCAACTAATACAGATAAGTTTTCACCCGAATCCAATTCAAACTGAGTTTTAGCAACATAATCATCTGCCATTGGATTATCTTGCTTTTTTGCATCTTCTAATTCTTCTTTTTTTGCTTCTATTTCTTCTTGAGTAAGTTTAAATGCTTCGTTTGGTAGTGGTGGTGGGTCAGCATTAACAACAGGTTGCCAACTGCCAGGATTAACTACAATATTACTAATGACCCCAATATTTTGAGTAGCGCCTGTAGCTGGTATTTTTGGTATTGGGAATTCATTTAGTGTGGCTCCACTCCAATATGCTAAAACACCTTGTCCCATTTCACCAACCAAATCATAACCAGCTTTTGAATTTAAACCCTTTTGCAATGCTGCTCTAAATAATTCTCGCATAGCTCTAACATTACCTCTTTTGATACAAACATTATTTACAGAATCTCCACCTCTTTTTATAGCTGCATCATATTCTCTAGCATATAAATCTGCTATTGTATCAATATCAGGAATACCTTCTGGATTATTAGCTACATTTAAAATATTTTGTTTAAAAATCTCCCAAGACATATTACGATGTTGAATTTAATTCACTTAATATAGTTTTTAATTTAGATTTTATATTATTAAAAGTTGGTAAATTTTCTGGTCCTATTTTTGATGGACCAGATGGAGTTAAATATTGTTGTTTAAGTATAGCATCAATTAATTCAGTAAGTAAATCAACTAATTTATTTCCTTTTACTAATGGTTCTAATTGAGTATTACCTAAATTAATTTTTCCGTTTTTTGTATTTAAATTAATATTTCTATCATTAGTTGTTACATTAATATCAGCTCCTACGTTAGCTTCAATACCCAAAGCATTATCTATTGAAAGTGCACCATCCGAAATAAATCCATAGTTCTTTTTTGAATAAAAAATCATTTCAGCATTTTTTGCTGACAAAATTATTCTTCCCGAGTTTATTAGTATCTGGTCTCCTATTAACTTATCTGGATAATTTGCAAAAGACTCTGGCTTTTTACCAAAATCAGATGTTCCTTTATCACTAATTGTACCAGGGACAAATCCCATTTGATATTTATCAGATGTAAGTGCAATTGTACTACCATCTTTGTTAATATCTTCTAATGTGCTTTGTTTAACCGTATTACTTCTTGATGTTGCATTTTCATTATTTCTTATAATAATTGTAGGTGAAAATTCATTCTTATCATTATTATATGCAGAAAATCTTATTGATTGCCCAAAACGGCTTTCAATAGCATAATCTCCTTCATATAACTTTAATTTATGAATACCAGTTTGTGCGGTAAAATAACTACCAAACCCATCGTATTTATTTGAATTTTGTTGACCGCTTTTTGCTTGACCTGTATTTGCAACTTCTCTATAAGAATCATTTTTTGATTCGATGCCCGATGAAGCTCTTGGACTATAATTCTTTTTAATATACTCTGGGTCCGCACTGACATTTGGTGAAGACTCTAAACCTATTCTTCTGTAATGTGGTTGCCCAGACCCATTAATAATAATTTCTACCGATTCATTTCTAACAGGTAGATTTTTGTTATTTTTATCAAATGGAT